GCAATGGATGGCATAAGCCATGACAATATATTTGATAGACTTAAAGATGAGACTGACTATCAAGCATATTTTATTGAGCCAATACCACACTACTTTAATAAGTTAAAAGAAAACGTAAAGCAACTATCAAACGCAAAGGCATCAAACTTTTTTATATCAGATACTGTTGATAGTGTTGAGATGGCTTATGTAAAGCCTGAGTGGATTTCAAAGTACTCATCATTTTTAGATGGATGCAGTTCACTTGTTGAGAATGGTGAGCCATTAAATAGGTACTTAAAAGAACTACCCAAAAGCATAATTGAGACAATTAGAATTGGTTCCATAACATTTGACCAATACTGCAATTGGTTTGATATAAAAGATATACATTATTTGCAGATAGATACAGAGGGATGTGATGAGAGGATATTAAATACGATTGATTTAGATAAGTATAAGGTAAAAGAACTTAAATTTGAGAATCACTATATAAGTGATAATTTTTATACTGATTTACTAATAAAATATCCACATTACAAAGGTGAAATAGTTGGTGCGGATATAATACTAAAATTATGAATATAGTTGCTTCTGCGCATCTTTACCCTCCAGAGCATAACTGTGGCGCGGAATGGATGCTACACTTTATGCTCAAAGACCTTCAATCAAAGGGTCACAATGTTAGAGTTCTTTTACATGATGCGAATAAGTACAAGATAAGGGACAATTATGTCTTTGATGGAATTGATGTATTTCCTCCAAACCCAAATGTGGTTGAGAACTTAATGAGGTGGAGTCACGCTGTGTTTACTCATTTAGACTATACAAGGTGGACAATTCATGCAGCTAAACTTTACAAAAAGCCTGTTTTTCATCTTATTCACAATAGTCATCCCTACCCAGAGATTATTGATGCGGAGAAAAAACAGCACATCATTTACAATTCTTTGTGGTTAAAAGAACTTTTGAACTATAATTTTAGTAATTTTATAGTGACTCCGCCAGTAGACTACAATTACTATGACTTGGAGAATGAACCTGAGAAGTCTGAATATATCACTTTAATAAACTTAAACGAGAACAAGGGCGGTAAGATATTTGGGGAGATTGCAAGAGCAATTCCACACAAGTCATTTTTAGGTGTTTTAGGGTCATACGATGAGCAGATAACTCCAAACCTACCAAATGTGACTTATGTGCCTAATTCGCCTAATATTAAGCAATGGTACGCAAAGACAAGAATACTTCTCATGCCATCAAAGTATGAGAGTTGGGGAAGGACAGCAACAGAGGCGATGTGTAGTGGGATTCCGGTAATTTGTACTGATACACCTGGGTTGAAGGAGAATTGTGACAAGGCAGGTGTTTATATTAAAGATAGGAATAATGTCAAAGATTGGGTTGAAGCTATTACAAAGTTGGATGACAAAAAAGCCTATTCATGGGCCTCAAGAAAAGCAAAAGCGAGATCAAGAGAGTTTGACACAAGAAAAACGCTTGATGAGTTTGAAACCTGGTTCAGAGAAAGTGTTAATAAATATAATTAAAGATGACATATATAGACGGCATAACAATATTAGCTGACGCGGTTGTAGAACCCGTTAGTCTTACTGATGCTAAGAATTGGTTGCGTATAACTAATTATGATAGCGATGATGTGCTAATTGGTGATTTGTTAAATGGTGCAAGGGTGCATATTGAGAAGCTGACCGGTTGTTCTTTGGTTAACAAGTCAGTAAGGATAAATGTTGAACTTACACCACAAAGCCAAGGCTTTTGGATTCTTGATGTGCCTTATGGGCCATTGCTTTGTGTTGATGAGGTTAAGATTAAGACGGGAATGAACACCTACGAGGTATTGACAAAAAATAGTGACTTTGAGGTGATAGGCGGTAAAATTTGGATATATACGGCAGGAGTATATGTCATAAAGTATCAATGTGGATTCAGCACGATTCCAGAGGACTTGGCAACTGATATACTTACTTTGACAGCTTGGTCTTATGAGAATAGGGGTAAGAAGATGAATAATGACGTTAAGAATAGAATGAGTGAGTTTCCATCTTGGGAAGGTTTAAATTATCACCAATATAAAAAGGTTGTGATATAGTGAGTGGGTTCAAGGTAAATATAAATGATGGTAGGTTTAAAGATATGCTCAATGAGTATAAAAAAACTGTCAACGAGGTATCTGCAATGATGGATATGGAAATTGGAGCGCATGGTGAATTAATGGCTACAAGTGCAAAAAATATGTGTCCAGTTGATACAGGTAGATTAAGGAGTTCAATTAGCTTAAAAAAAGAGCAATTTCTTTCTTATGAATTGGTTGCTCAAACTGATTATGCTGCATATGTTGAATTTGGAACTGGTAAATACTTTATATCAAATGGAGAGCCTTGGGATGGTGTTGCATCAAAATATAAGGGAAAAGGAATAAAACAAGTAAATTTGTTGGCAAGACCATATATGAGGCCAAGCATTTTGGCATATATCCCAAGTTTGACAAAAAGTATTGAGAACTTAATAAATGAAAAAAGGAAAGTATAATGCTTGATTGCTCAAATAATGTAAGAAGTATTTATATAAGTGCCTTAAATGGTAACATTTCTTATGGAGGTAAGAATGTGCCTGTCTATGGTCAACAACCTTTTACAACTACACCTCAAAACTATATAGTAATTTCATCAATTAATGAGTCAGCAAGTAACACAAATAACTCATTTGGTAATAGTGTTGATGTGACAATTGATATATTTAGTGAACAATATAGAACTTATGAAAACTCAATTGTTGATAATATATCTTCACAGATACTAAACATACTAATTCCAGATACATCAGTAAACGGATTTAGTGATATAAACTTTGAGGTATATCCAACACAAAGAACTTCATCAAGTTATTTACCTTTGAGGGATGGAGAAAACTTTGTAGCGAGAAAGATAATAACAATTAGTAATTTAGTAAATCAAAAATAAAATAAAATGGGACAGATTTTAGGATCATTGCAAAACATAGAGATTGATGTAGCTGGTGGCTCATCTTATAAGAATCTCGTGTGTCTGCGTACGGCTTCAGTTAATACAACTGTTGACTCAACAACAGAGCAAACAAATTGTGGGCCTTTGACATCAGTTGCTGATGCAACAATGGGTCTTGACTTTGATGCAATTTGTGAGGTTTCACCAACAGTTGCTCAAGTATCTTATGAAGATTTGCTCGTTGCTATGGCTTCAAAAACACTTGTAGCAGTAAGAGTACAAAACCCAGTTGTTACTGGTGCAAGTGTAGGTGCTGCATACTATCATCAGTTCCTTGGCTACATAACTTCACTTACTCTCAATCAATCAACTACTGAATTTATCAATTTTTCTGGTACTGTTACTTCTACCGGAATTGTTGATGTTACTCCTTAATTATGAACTATACTACTATTACTATCAACGAAACTAAGATTGGGCTAAAATTCGGGATGGCATCTTTTAGATACCTTCAAGGAAAGTTCATAGAAGGAAGGGCATTTGAGAACAATGAATTAAACGAAATAGGTGTTGCACACATTATTTATAGTGGCTATTATAATAATTGCCTTATAAAAGATGTTGAGATAGATTTATCATTTGAGTATTTTGTTGATTGGGTTGAATCTAATTTAAAAAATGAAGATTCATTGAATCAAATAAAAAATGTGATAAATGTTTGGACTGAAAGCGATTTCATCAAACAAACACAAGAAGATGATAAGCCAAAAAAAAAGACATCTCGTTTGAAGAAATAGAATCATTTGCCTTTGGTGAGTTGAATTTATTGCCTAATGACTTTTATAGTATGAGTCCTCGCCATTTTTCATTAATGATGAAAGGGCATGAGATTAAAAGAATAGATGTATATAAGCAAACAAGACTTTTGATGTTTACGATGGTGCGGTTAATGGGTGATCCTAAAACCGCACCAAAAACACCAGAAGCATTGTGGCAGTTGCCAGGTGATGAAGAAAGTGGCAACGTGATGAGTGAGGATGAGATGAGAGAAATCTTTAAAAGATTAGGAAAATGAGTTCAAGTCCATTTGTTTTTGAGATAGGTGCTGACATCAGCAAATTCACTAAATCTATTAGTGAGGTTGATGCTGAACTGAAAGTCCTTAGAAATTCATTAAAGACTCAGACTGGCGCAGCTATTGTTGAAACAAATAAGCAAATTAAGCAACTTGAAAACAGTCTTGTTGATTTAAAAAAAGTAGGACTTGATAAATTACCAAAAGGTGCAGTAGATGGTGCTAATGCTTTATTTTCACTTAATCAAGTAGCAAGAGATTTGCCATTTGGTTTTGTTGCCATTCAGAATAACTTGCCAGGAGTATTTGATTCATTTGCAAAATTAAGCAAAGAAAGTGGAGGAGTAACAAACGCATTTAAATCAATTGGCTCTGCATTGGTAGGCCCTGCTGGTTTATCTTTTGCCATTGGTGCAGCTATTTCAGGAATAACAAGCCTTGTTCAATCTTATGGTTCATTAGGGGCTGCTGTAACAGATATATTTGGGTTACAAGTAAAGGAAAGAGATTTGCAAAACTCATTAAACTCAGCTTTTGCTGTGTCTAATGGAGAGATAGCCGGAGAGGTTGCAAATATGAAATCATTGAGCAGTATTCTTATAAGCACTAATTCAACATTAGAGCAAAGGAATGGTGCTTATGCTCAACTTAATAAAGAGTATCCTGGTATATTATTTGGTATAAGTAAAGAAGAAATAGCAACAGGAAAAGTTAATGAACAAATAGCAAAAAGAATTAAGTTATTTTCTCTACAATTAGAACTTGAGGGTAAAGCTGATTCAATAAGGGAACTTATATCTAAATCAGCAAAAGAACAGCTTGAGTTGGGTGCAAAATTAAAAACTGGTGGTTTCTTTGATGTTCTTGGTTTACAATTGAAAGGATTCTTCCAGACTGGTGATGCAGGTGTAACTGGTGTATTATCTGCCGTTGGAAATACTTTTCAAAAGACAAGTGCTGAAGCAGATTTCTTTAATAAAAGTTTAACCAAAGTAAACCAAGAGTTAGTTGTTGTAAATGCTGAAGTTGACAAGTTAGTAAAAGGACAAAAGGATGCAGATGCAGCTTTAAAAAATGCTTCAAAAGCAATAAATCAACAAGCTAAAGATTGGGAGAAATTTCAAGAACAAACAAGGAAATCAAATGAAAGACTTGCTGAATTTTACACAAACCAATTACAACAGCAAGCCTTAAAAAATAGAACTGAAGAATTAAAAAAACAAGCAAAAGCACAAGAAGATTTAACAAAAGCTACTTTAGATGGTGCAATGATTGAAATGGATCAAAACCCATTTGATTGGGTTAAAGAATTCAGAAAAACTGCTGATCCTCTTAAAATAGAACAAGATATTGCATTTAATCAAGGTTCAAAAATTGACTATTTAAAGTCTCAATTTGAAAGCCTACAAGCTGTATTTGATAAAACAAAAAGTAGTATTGAATCATCATTAGTTGAGCCATTTGGTTTGTTGTTTGATAATCTAACAACTAAAGGTAAAAGTGCTTTTGAAGGATTTGGTAAAATGGCAATTGGAATAATTAAAAAAATTGCTACTCAACTTATAGTTAGTGGAATAGCTAATTTACTAACAAATATTTTATTCCCGCAAGTTGGAGCAGCAAAAGGTATAATGGCAACTCTTGGTTCATTTACCAAGGGTGGTGGATTTTTAGGGTTCGGTGGTGTAGCAAATCCTTCATTTGGTGGTGTGAATGGTGGTGGAATGAGTTTAAGTGGACAAGTTGTTTTTGTACAAAGAGGGTCAGACCTTGTTGGAGCATTGAATAGAACAAACGCACAAATTAATAGAGTTGGCTAAAGCAGAAAAATATAGATATAGTTTCAAGACACTTGAGGGTCAAACTTGTACAGTTAGGTTTGATTTTGAGGGATGGACAGGGGCATCAACTACTTTAGTAGGTGCTGACAAACCATTTACTCTTGGTGAGTTTAATACTGATGAGAATATATTTAAGCCAATTAGAGCACAATTGGCAACAATGAACATCATTGGGTCAGCAAGTGGGGTAACTACTGATGACTTTATGATGGATAATGATAATGATGTTATTGTTTATTTTGATTTTGGGACTTGGGGAAATTATTGGATAGGATATTTGACTCAAGATGATTTTCAAGAGACTTGGGTTGATACAAATCATGTTTTAACAATTAGAGCCACAGAGGGTCTTGGATTGCTAAAAGAAACTCAACTTGGAAATAATGGGGCAGAGTTGATTGGAACTTTCACTCCATTTCAGATTGTTGAATATGCAATGCAAGGAGCAGTTCAAAATTTTGTAGACTATAAAATTTACTCAAACCTATTTTATGCATCAATGAATGATGGTGCATTATACACAGGGTTTGATCAATGTACAGTTGATGCAAAGGCTTTTCAGATTGATGTTCTTCAATATGATGATTCTTATACTGCGATTGAGAAGCTAAACACAGCTTGGAATCAGACCATTTATATGTATAAGGGTAAATGGGTGATATTTAGGATTGAGGAGTTATATTGCCCTACAACAGAGAATATAAGAGGATTTAGGTCACTTCTTGGCACAAGGACATTGCTTAATGATAGATACGATGTGAATGTCGGTGTTGGAGAGAGTGTTAAACCTATAACACCAGAAATGTTAAGGTTCTTAAAAAGAAGGACAAAGAAAGACATTATACAATATAATTATGACCCAATCAATGAGATAGTTCAAAATGGTTCATTTTCAAGAGGGTCTTTTATTAGTGATGTTTCAAATGTTAAATCATATAATCTTGATAGTTGGACAAGGCAAGAAGGTGGTACAAGTTCTACCCCAACATTTACAACACCTACAACACCTACTACTGGCACAGTCACAAGAGTTGAGGTTTATGATGGTGCTTATGGAATTTTAGAAGATAATTATGTAAGGTTTGACTCTGCAATTGCATCATCAAATGCAGTTTATAGGTGGATTAAATCAACAGACCTTGAGATTTTGCAAGGTGAAAAAATAAGGTTTAGTGTAGATACAAGGTATAAAAATGTGTTTACTGATGATGGTAAAAAAAGGCAAGCATATATACTTTTATATGGTAATGTAAATAATTACTATTTAAAAGATGATGGTACATGGGTACAAACAAATGCAACATTTAGTACAAATGAGCAATTTTTTGGCACATCATATTTGACATCTAATGATCCATTGTATAGTGATTGGATCACACTTAGTGTTGACTCACAGCCTTGTCCAGATTTTGGTAATATAAATATTATATTATTAAATGATTTTAGGACTTGGGAGAGTGGCGGTCAAGAGTCTTGGTATAAGTCACTACAAGTGCAAGTATTGACAGGGTTTAATGGTCAGTATGAAATTGATATTACGGGTGTTCAGTCAATCTTCACAAAGGCCGACAATCTAAAAATGGTTGACCAAAGTGAAATATACTTTGATGATAGCTTTTCAAATAACTTCAAAGGCACACTTTTAAGGGCAGATGGGGTATCACTCACAGATAGGCAATGGCATAGGAGTAGATATGTATCAGAGATTGAAGGATTTAGAAAAGAGAACGCAATTGCTCATTGGCAGTTCAATAGAATTGATAGGAATAAGATTGATGCTAACTTCTTTGGACTTACATGGGATGATGGAACTGAGCCAATTGGGTTAATAAATACAATAAAATTTGTTGATGATGACCCCAACAAAATTTATGCAATATTGAACCTAAAAGAGATTGACTTTGCCTCATCAACTTGGAACGCCACACTTCTTGAGGTATTTGATAATGATAGGGATGTTGATGATTATGTATTAAAGAATTTTGATGCTGACCCAACAAACAATACTTATATCGGAATCACTAAAGTTCCTTGGACTATTGTTAGTGGTGCTGACTTCACAATCTCAACTGGGAATACTTTTACCTACACAGGCACTACATCAATATCACCAAGTATTAGTTGTGTAATAAATGGTACAATAAACTCACTAACAAGTGGCACTGATGTAATATTTAATTTTATTATAAATGGTGTATCAAAAGCGATACAGGTAGTTGATTGTACAACGCTTCCAAAATTATTTACCTTAAATTTGAGCAATATATCTACTATCAATTCTGGTAATATTATGTTTGTTAGTATTTCAAACAATGTTGATGAGATTAATATAGGATTGGGTAACTTGACATTTAGTTACTATGTACCAGGCACTCCTACTTATGACCCTTATCAAGTTAAATATATATATCAATAATGGCAGACGCAGTAAAATCAGAAGGGTTAGTTATAGCTTATCTTTATGAAGATAATGTCTATCCATTGGCTTGCGCTAAGAACTCATCAATTACATTGAGTAGGGACTTCTTAGAGTTAGCACCAAAAACAAATGGACTATATCGTGAATATATAACGGGGAGAAGGGGTTTCACCATTAGCGGTAGTGGATTGGTAAAGATGGCTCAAAACTACATGCACCCAATTGAGTTTTTTGGTGATTTTTTTACTGGTAGTGATACAAAATTTACTGCTTTTCTTGATTTAATTGATGCTCAAAATAATTATCGTATATATCAATTTGATTGTTATATACAAGATTTAACTCTTGATAGCACAGTTGGAAGCATTGCAAACTATAACTATACCCTACAAGGTACTGGCAGCTTTACTGAGTTGACGGTAGTGGATACTTACACAGTAACAAGTGGTACTATTCCTGCAAGGAACCCTGCCACTCACAAACTCGTTGCAGTTGGATATGGTGGCAAGTGGTACTATAACTACACAGTTACGGGGTCATTTGTTATATCACTTGGAACGGCATTAAATGGCACATCAGTTATTGCTGCTTACATTGCATTATAACCATAATAAATCTTAAATTTACAACATGATAGGCGAACATAATTTAAGGCCGATAAAGAAGGGTGACACATGGGAAATGACATTGTCATTTTATGATGATGAGTGCGAGAGTACACCTATCAACGTAAGCACTTATGTATTTAAGTTGCAAGCAAAAAACTCAAGTGGAACGGTGATGATTGAGTGGTTGGATGCTGTATTTGTTCAAATTGACAATTTTACAAGAAGGGTTACATTGACACCTACTACTACTAACTCATACGCAGCAGGCGAATATACTTATGAATTACAAGTAGGAATTTCTACTAATTCATATACTTGGATGCAAGGATTTGTGCAAGTTGAATCGCAAATAACATCATAGATGGCAACATTTATAAAAATAGTATATAGCGTTACTAACCCAATAATTAAAGTAACGTATGACGTTACTAATGTTACAATTGGTGGGCAGCAAAATGCTCCTGTGTATATAAGAATGGATTATGCTGAAAAAAATTATTTAAGTACATTATATGATGTTTCAGCTTTAAATGCATCTGATGGTGATGTGTTGCAATATATTTCAAGTACTGGGTTATGGACTAAAACTTCATCAATTAATTTTGGTACCTGGTGAGAATAAATAGATCATTTAGAGCATTTATTGAACCTAATACAGTTACATCAGTATTTGGTAGGTCTGGCGCAGTAGTTGCTGAAGAAGGTGATTATACTTTGACTCAACTTGGTGATGTTACTTTAACAAGTCCAACAAATGGTCAAGTTCTTAAATATAATGGAACTGCTTGGGTAAATAATAGCGATTCTGGACTAACATCGGTTGGTCTTTCTATGCCTTCAGCATTTGGGGTCAGCAATTCACCCTTAACGAGCAATGGAACGATAGCGGTAACAGCAGTCGGTACTTCTTCTCAATATATTCGTGGAGATGGTCAATTAGCAACCTTACCAAGTGGTTCAAGTGGTGGTTCTTCTGTTAATTATTATTTAAATGGTAGTGTTGCAGCAAGTGTTGCAGGATATCAGCAGATGGCAAATAGTGCTGTCATTGGTGCAGGAACAGACTTTGCTTTAGTGGGTAATGGATTGATTGCACAGTTCTTAACTGATGTAGCTAATCCAAATAGATTATTGATTCCTGGCGGTGCGTGGAACTTTGAGATGTATTTCAATGTTAGTTCAAGTGGTGGCAATACTAAATTTTATGTTGAACTATTAAAATATGATGGTACAACTTTTACAAGCATTGCAAGTTCATCTGCTGTACCTGAAGAAATCACAGGAGGTACTACAATAGATTTATACCTCACTTCTTTAGCAGTGCCCGAAACAGTTTTATTAACTTCTGATAGGTTAGCTATTAGGGTTTATATAGTAGATAATAGCGGTGGCAGAACAGCAAGATTACATACAGAGAATAGTCATCTGTGCGAGGTTATTACAACCTTTGCAGGAGGTATTGCAGCACTAAACGGACTTACTGCAAATACACAATACTTTGCAACGGGTACAAGCGGAACAGACTTTGCGATTAGTTCAGTAACAGACACACATACATTTAACCTTCCAACTGCATCAGCAACAAATAGGGGTGCGTTAAGTAGTGCTGATTGGACTACATTTAACAATAAAGTCCCAACTACACGCACACTTACTATAAATGATGTGAGTTATGACTTGAGTGCGAATAGGACTTGGGATGTTGGTGATTATGGAACTTGGTAATTAAAATAAGATAATACAAGATATATGGCAAATACATTAAGATTTAAAAGGGGTTTAGTTGCAACAATACCAACTGCGGTAGCAGGTGAGCCATTATTTACAACAGATACATTTGATTTATATATAGGCAATGGAACTAACAATACTCGCTTCCAAAAGTATATTGCAAGTGGAACAACATCACAACTTTTAAGGGGTGATGGATCGTTGCTTACAATGCCTATTGTATTAACAAGTCCATCCAATGGTCAAGTGCTAAAATACAACGGCACTAATTGGGTCAATGATAGCGATGCAGGTGTGACAGGTAGTGGAACAACCAACTACCTACCTAAGTGGACAAGTGGTAGTGCGTTAGGGAATAGTAATTTAGAAGACATAGGTGGAAATATTGTAAAACTTGGTAATACTTCTATAAGCAATGCTGCATTAATTACATTTCAAAATAGTGTTAACGGATTTCAGTTTGGATTTAATTCAACAACAACTCAAAGGTTTGTTTGGAATAATGGTGCTCCTACTGAAATTATGTGCCTAACAGGAACTGGCAACCTCGGTCTCGGAGTAGTGCCGAGTGCGTGGAGTTCATTATGGTCTGCTCAACAATTTGGACAAGCAGGTAGTTTGTTTGCATATAAATCTGGCTCAAATTATACTGTATTAACCAATAACTCGTATGTTGTTGGTGGTGCATATCAAACAGGAGATGCAAGATATCTCAATAATGGTTTATCAACTGCGTATATTCAAAACAATAGTGGTGAACATTTGTGGATGTCCGCCCCATCAGGCACCGCAGGTAACACAATCTCCTTCACCCAAGCGATGACATTAAATGCATCTGGACAATTAGGCATCGGCACGACATCTCCTGCGTATAAGTTGGATGTGGTAGGTACAATTAATACATCTGGTCAAATTTTGCAAACATTAGGAGATAATCAAATCCTATATTCCAATACAAGTGCAACTACTGGTTATCAGTATATGAGAATGGTAAGTAGCGGTGCTTCATTAATTTGGGGTATTGATGCCAATCCAAGTGCTGCATTGTTTACTGGAAGTTTAGCAAATTCAGCAAACATAGGTAATGGTAAAAATGCACCTTTCCATATTGCTACAAATGCAATAGTTAGAGCAACAATTGATGCCTCCGGCAACCTCGGTCTTGCAGTAGTGCCGAGTGCGTGGAATAACACAACAAAAGCATTACAAATAAATGGTGGTTCAATCTATGCTGCAAATACATTTACTTTTGTAGGAAGCAATTCGGTATATACAAACTCAGGTGACCAATATATTAACACAGGTTTTGCTACAGTATATGGGCAATTAAGTGGAGAACATCGTTGGTATACCGCCCCATCTGGCACTGCTGGAAACGCTATTACCTTCACCCAAGCGATGACGCTAACAGCAGGCGGCAACCTCCTTGTGGGAACTACGACTGACGCAGGCTTTAAACTTGATGTCAACGGAACGGGTAGGTTTTATGGTGCAAATCAAGATGCTATTCAAACTGTTTTTACTTTAGGTGGAAAAAACGCATCTGCACAAGCAAAAGAATTATACTTTAGGCTAACTGCTGGTGGTACTCCTGCTTGGACATTACAAACTGCTTCAATAGGAACTAATACAAACGTCAACATATTTCCTGATGGAACTAACGGTTTAACAATAGCTTATAGTACAGGTGCAGCTACTTTTGCCTCATCGGTTACGACATCTTCAGATATATATCAGTTATATCTTGGTGCAATAAAATCTGCTACTTATTTAGATGCATCACGTTATACTATACAAACAGTTGCTGGTTATCATATCGCATTTGAACCTGCAACAGTTGAACGTATGCGACTCACCGCAGCAGGGCGATTACTTTTGGGAACAACTACCGAATCATCATTCTTACTTGATGTCAACGGAACGGCACGAGTGAGTTCAACGATTACACTTAATGGTAGTATAATAACATCAACAAATCCATTAAGATTAAATAGTTATATAGTAGGTTCTGCAAGTGGATTTTTTATAAATAATAATGCTGATACTGATAATAATTTTATTGTTTCGGACAATGGTAATACAAGAGTTTACAGAGGTTCTCTAACAATAGGTTCTGTTGTAGGGACTGGTACTGGTGCTTTATTTGCAGGAGCAGCAACATTCTCAAGTAGTGTAACGGCAGGTGGAAGTATAGCAAGTGGTTTAGGTTTAATTGTAGCAAATGCAACAAATGCAAGAAGATTTGAATTAGGATATAGTACAGGTGCAGGGTATAATTTTTTCCAGGTTTATGATGGTGCTGCTTTTCAGCCTATGATGATAAACAATTTATTGTACTTAAATGGTTCTTCTAACGTAGGTATAGGTACTACATCGCCTGCGGCAAAACTACATTTAGTTGATAGTGTAGAGTCAGAAATAAGAACTCAATACTCAACAACAAGTAGTGGTAAATTAATTACAGGAAATGGGTTTACTACAATAGGTTCAATCACAAATGACCCTCTTGTGTTTGTTAGCAATAACACCGAGAGGATGCGTTTCACAAATGGTGGAAACCTGCTTTTGGGAAGCACGAGCGATACGGGGGAGAAATTCCAAGTTACGGGCGCAGGTATTGTTTCTGGATTGTTTACCGTTAGTGGCTCAACAGGTATTCCTGCAACTACTGCTGCGAATCTTAGGTTTGCAAGTGGATTCTCTTCTCCTGACATTGGAAGGATGTACATTGGAGATGGTAGTGGATGGAAATTCCATATGTCAAAAAGGTTATCATCAACCACAACTGACTTGATTACATTCTTTGACAACGGATCGGTTCAAACATCAGCACCAACCGGATATGCTGCTAAACCATACAAACTCGGAGAAGTATTGACAAACGCAGCAACAGCAGATAGGTCAGTAGCAGTAGAAATAGATGGAACGGTTTATTTCTTGTTAGCAAGTACAACAGCACCATAATTTATAAATATTTAATAAATAAAAACAAATAGAATATGACAACGTACAAATGGATTATTTCGCAAATGAACGAATACCCAACAACTCCTGACAACCTAACTGATGTGGTGTTCACAGTACATTGGAGAAGGCAAGCAGAGCAAATTGATGGTGACAAGACCTGGTTCGCAGAAACCTATGGCGCCCAAAGCGTTCCTTCTCCTTCACCAGAAGATTTTACCCCTTATGCTGACCTGACTGAGTCAATTGTAGAGGGATGGTTGGAAAGTGCAATGGATGTGGTAGCAATTGATGCATCACTTGACGGGCAGATTGAGAACCAAAAGAACCCAAAAGAAGTGTCCCTTCCTTTACCTTGGTTGACAAATAATATCTAAATTTGTAAAAATTAAATACTATGACACTTATTGAACTGAAAGCAGCAGCTTACGATCTTTTAGCAAATTTAGAACATCTTCAAAAGCAACTTCAAGAGGTTAATCAGAAGATTGCCGAGGAGCATCAAAAAGAGAACAACGAAAATGGATAAAAAAATTAGTGCATTACCGATTTCATTTGAGCAGTTCAGCAAAGACCCCGTAAAAGGTTTTCTGTTCATTACATTGATTGCAATTGGTTACTTGTATGTAGACCAAAAGATGCAATACACCGAGCAGATTGAACGGCAAGGAAGCAAGATAGAAAAGTTAGAAGCAAAGATTGATGCTCTTGGTATGCAACTAAAGAGGTCTGATTCATTGCTCTCAGCGACAACATCTAAAATCTTAGTCCTTCAAGAACTCGGAAAAATCAAATGAAACGATTAATTGTATTACTATTTATCTCATCATGTGCCAACCCTGTCAAAGAGGAGAAAATCCTTTTTGATGGGGTTGATACTATCCTTATGCAATCAAGGGAACACATTGACACTATTGTAAAGTTCCTCCCAAAAGTTGACAAGCATATTGAGAAAGCAGAGAAGCAAGTATTGCTAAACGTATTAACTATCAAATTGCAAAATGCTAAACTCAAAGAGGATGCAAAAATAGTCAAGACTATTACCATTAGGGATACCATTATCATCAAGGAAAAGACTAATTTTTGGGGTAGAAAGAAAACCTCTACCGATTCCATTTCATCAATTGACTCAACTGAAAATCAATGAAACAATTCTTTTGTGAAGAAAACGGCAGACTATCAATGAAGCGACTTTGCGGTTTTACTTGCGTAGTCATCATCTGCGTTACAATGTACCATAACTCATTCTACGAAACTGAACCATCAGAAGCACTTGTTTACTCTGTGTCTGCTCTTGCGTTTGGTTGCCTTGGTTTGACAAGTGCTGAGAAAATATTCAAGAAGGATGAGAACAAAGATTAGTCTTTTATTGCTTTTACTTATTGGTTGCAACCCTGTTAAGCAGGTTTTGCGTGACCAAGATAAACTTGAAGAAGTCGCAAAGGTTGTGGTTAAAGGTGGATGGTGTGCGAATGACACTACTTTTGTTGTCAAGTCTGATACACTTGTTGAGGTTGATACATTGGTAATGATTGATACCCTTACCGATACCTATGTCCTTAATGATACAACCTACATCACAAAGTGGAAAACTCGTGAAATAACTAAGTCAATAACCATTCACGATACCATTAAGTCATTCATTGTAGACAATGCTCGTGTAAGGCTATTGCAAGCTGATAGCACTCGTTTAATTAACTTGGCAAATGATTACAAGTCAAAAGCAGATAGTCGCTTAAATTGGTTAATATCCCTTTTGGTTCTTATTGCACTTTTTATATATTTAAAACTTAGGAAATGAAATTGTCGGAGCATCTTGATTTGTCGGAAGTAACAAGAAGCGAGTCAGCAAAACGTAAAGGAATAAGCAATATGCCAACAGAGGCACACATTGCAAACTTTAAACTACTTGCTGAGAAGATATTTGAACCAATAAGAACTCACTTTAGGTGTCCTATAATTATCTCATCTGGATATAGAAGCAAAGAATTGAACGCTGCCATTGGTGGATCATTGACATCACAGCATTGCCAGGGCGAAGCGATTGATATTGACATGGATGGTACACCAAATGGAGTGACCAATAGGATGGTGTTTGATTACATCAAGGATAACCTTGAGTTTGATCAGCTAATTTTTGAGTTTGGTGATAAAGAAAACCCAGATTGGGTACACGTTTCCTATGAGTCAAGTGGTAAGCAAAGAAAGCAGATATTGAGAGCAACAAGAGTGAACGGCAAAACTTCGTACAGCATCTATTAGTTTTTGGTTGATTTAATGTAGGGAAAACCCAGCTATTTCTATGGTTGGGTTTCTTTTTGATATTATTAAAAAAAATATATATCTATTTTGTGTTTTGTATGTATTAAGTATATATCTTTGCTTTATAAACAAAAACAAATAGCAATGAAAGAAATTAGAGAACTAAGAAAACAAAAGGGTTTAACCCAAGAAAAGTTGGCATCACTTAGTGGTGTTACAACAGTTACGGTGAACAGAGCAGAAAACTCTGGTAAGATGAGGCAATCAACTTATATCAAATTGGTCAACACATTAAACCAACTCCAAGATGCTATATCTATGCCTGTTGCTTCTGGCTTGTAGTTTAGTGGGGATAGTGATGATTAATTATGACAAGAGTAATGTACAAAAAATGGTACAACGCAGAACCTTATATCAAATCCCGTCAGCCTTTTGGGATGAGTACAACTCACTCACCCTTGACATCTACTATATGTCAAAAGGAAGTGCAGAAGCCATTAGGTATAAGATTGAGGATTTTGAGTACAAGTATAGCCAAACTGTTGACCAAATGGTTTACAACGATAAAATGGCAGAGATACTTAGGTGCTACCAAACAAAGCAAGAATTTTTAAACAATAAAACAAAGCAAAATGGGACTAACTAACAGTCAAGGCTTATCAAAAGTGTTTTTAAGCATCAGTAACGGAAAACTCGTGAGGAGTTTTAAAGAAAAGACAGAAGGTGCGGTGTCTCGCATCAACAAGGCAGGTCGCGAAGTCTATGAGATGTTCTATGACTCTCTTGAGGGAACAATCAAAGAAGTAGGCACAAAGGAAAGTGACTATGGCAAGTTCTTGGTAGTGCAAGTTGAGTCAAATGGTGTGAACTATCAGCTTGAGATGAACTTCTCATCTGGTTATAGCGCATCTTTCCTCAAGACTCTGCCAAATGTAAAGCTTTCTGACAGGGTGCAAATCACCCCAAAGCTGACCATTGAAGGTGACAAGAAAAAGTCAGTATGCTTCCTCAACCAAAATGGTAGTGGGTTAAAATGGGCATTTACTCGTGAGAACCCAAATGGTATGCCTGACCTGGTTAAGATCAAGGTAAAAGGCAAAGACACTTGGGATGACTCAGATAGGATGGAGTTCCTTGAGAACAATGCCAAAAGCCTATTTGGTGCAAAGGCTGAAGAATCAGATGAAGTTCCTTTTTAGTTAACAGAGTCAGGTAGCACGTAATGGGTAAATGGTTAACTCATCCTTAATAATGGTTGTGCGTTGCAGGTTCGAGTCCTGCTCTGACTCCTCACTTTTAAACAAACACTAATGCAAAATTTCAACATTGACATCAACAAAGGCCGAATTGAGTTCGTGGACAATCGGTTTTATGCTACTGAAAACGGCAACTATGTGCCATCAGTTACAACAATTCTTGAAGCCTATCCAAAAGACGCAGCCTTCTTTAAATGGCTCAAAGATGTGGGGCAAGATGCTGACACCATTCGTGATGAAGCAGGGCGCAGAGGGTCACTTGTGCATGAACTGACTGAGCAATATGACCAACACCAAGAAGTGACATTTGTCAACCAATATGGAAAGCCTAAGTACAAAATGCTTGAATGGGCGATGTTTGAGAGGTATGTTGACTTTTGTAATACACAGACTCCAAAGATGCGAATGATGGAGATGCACTTCTCATCTGATGTGCTTGGGTTTGCAGGCACAGTTGACAGAGTGCTTGAGATAAATGGAAAGGAGTACCTTATTGACATCAAGACATCCAACAATATGCACGAGTCGTATTGGTTACAATTAGCGGCTTATAATGAGTTGTTGAAGGAATACGACTACCATGTTGAGGGAGTGGCAATACTTTGGCTCAATGCCAAGACAAGGACAGCCGGCAAGGGAGGAGCAATACAAGGCATTGGTTGGCAATTGCTCACCAGAACACTTGAGGAGTCAGCAAAGGACTGGGAGACATTCCAAACAACATTCTCACTCTGGAAGTCAATCAATGAGGACATCAAGCCAAAGCGCACATCTTACCAAATAACACATCACAAGAATGAAGGATAAAATTGTAGAGCAAGTGGTGAACAAGTTCAACGAAAGGTCACAACGAGGCATCACAAAGTACGGGTCAACCTTAGAGAGAAATGATCTTGATGTTGTGGATTGGATGAACCACTTGCAAGAAGAACTTATGGATGCAATCCTTTATTTAGAACGAATGAAAAAAGACATCAATGGGTAGTTCAGTTGTATCATGTATCCATCATTTAAAGTTAGCTGATGAGTATGCAAAGGATTTTGTTAGGTCAGCACCAGGCACTCGTGGGGCCACAATATTTGCCAATTATTCGTTAAAGCTAAATTGGATACTTAGAGATGTTGTAACTTACCCTCACTTTGATGATGAGGTGAGAGAAGGGATGAGAAAGGAGATTGCATCTGATGCATTTTCGTATGACTCGCTTACTGAAAAGTTGGCACTTTTAAACCCTGAACAACGTGAGGAACTTGATGGACTATTAACCGATATTCTTAGAGGTAAAACAATTGAAGTAATAATAAAACCATGAACATAAACAATAGAACCTCATTATCTGGTGCTTTAAATAGAAAAGTAAAGGTTTATGATGTTTCAAAAAAAGAGTTGATATTTGAATTTAATTCAGCTTATGAAGCACAGAATGCACTTGGAGTTAAAAACATTACAAGTTATATAACTAATAAATGTAAATGTTATAAAAATAATTTGGGAATTGTTTTATGTTTTAGATAAAAAATTAAAAATGACACCTTACGAACTCTGGCAACTTGAAACTTATGGCAACTATTACGAAGAAGATGAAACGCAACATGACGCCGAGTTGGATTAAATGCCGATGCTGCAAATCTTTATACACTATCACTTTAAAAAAACAATCACTATGTCCGAAATGCAATTGCCTAAATGGGGTGACCTTAACACCTACGAAAGACACAAACTCTTAGGAGAACTTATTGATGCCATGATCTACTCTGGCGAAGCAGTCCAACACCTCAAAGTAACTGTTGAGCAGTTCAGATTGATGGGGTATGTTAGGTCTGTAATATTGCCTCAGAATGAACCTGATGAGGTATGCCCGAATTGTGAGGGTAGAGGTTGCAATGATTGTGTAATTATTTTAAACGATGAATTATGACACCAAAAGAAAAAGCAGCATATTTAGTAGTTAGATATATGTCAAAAGTTGTTAGTAAAAAAGTGGCAATTGAATGTGCATTAGTAGCTGTTCAAGAAATAATATGCTCAAACCCACATAGCAATCCACTAAATACTGATCTTACATCAACAATGAAATGGTGGATGGATGTACAAGAAGAATTAGAAAAGCTATGATACTTAGAGATTACCAGGAGAAGATAAGTAATAAGGCGGTTGAACTGCTAAGGAAGTATAAGATTGCTTATTTAGCAATGCAAGTTCGCACAGGCAAGACCTTAACTGCTATGGCAACTGCCCACAAGTTTGGTGCTAAGTCAGTTCTATTCGTAACTAAGAAGAAAGCAATTACTGATATTGTCAACCAGTTTAGTGTGAGTGGTATTGAGATGGGGATATATGTCACCAACTATGAGCAACTTGCAAATGTGCATGAGTCATTTGACCTTATCATTATTGATGAGGCGCATAGCTTGGCAGCGTTCCCTGTGCCATCAGCACGAGCAAAGGAGTTAAAACGCATTTGCTTTGGTAAGCCTATCATTTATCTTAGTGGTACACCCAACCCTGAGTCATTCTCTCAGCTTTATCATCAGTTCTGGGTTAGCAGTTACTCACCATTTGAGCACTATGCTAACTTCTACAAATGGGCCACGCAATTTGTGAACGTGAAGAAGATGAAGATAAATGGTCAGTCATTTAACAATTACGATTCCGCTGACAAGAAAATGGTCATGGACTTGTGCGGTCATTTGTTCCTCACTTTCACCCAAGAGCAAGCAGGCTTTGAGTCACTTGTAAATGAGCATATCCACCATGTTGAGATGCTTGAGTCAACCTATACCCTTGCAAATAGGCTTAGGATTGATAAGGTGGTTAGGAACAAAGAAGGTCAGGTAGTGCTTGGGGATACGGCTGTCAAGTTGATGCAAAAATTGCACCAAGTGTATAGTGGGACTGTGATAGTTGATGAGCCTGAAAGGATGGCGAAGGTTGTGGATTACTCAAAGGTTGAATACATTAAAGAAAAGTTTAATTCGTTAAAGATTGCCATATATTATAAGTTCATCGCAGAGGAGATGGCAATAAGGTATGTTTTTGGCTCAGAAAACTTGACAAATGAGGCAACTGTGTTCAATGAGTCAACCAATTTGATATTTATCTCACAAATCCAATCAGGTCGCGAAGGGGTCAACATCTCAACTGCTGATGCGCTGATATTCTTAAATATTGACTTCTCGGCGGTATCTTACTGGCAAGCAAGAGCAAGAATCCAAACGAAAGATAGGGTCAAAGAGGCAAATATTCATTGGATATTTAGTCGTGGTGGGATTGAGGACAAGATATATGAGGCTGTGATGAACAAGAAAGATTATACAACTTATCACTTTAAAAAGGACTTCAATATATGAAAACATTTTCCTACATCCTAATGGTAATTTATTTTTTCATCGTATCAATTCCCGTATTTATCATTATTTTTATCCTCACTCACACATTTTATACACTTAAACAAACAACACTATGCATCAAAAAAAGACTAACTCAATTACTGAGTACATCCAAGGCAATTTAGATAGGAAAAACGTAAGATGGCGACTAAAAGATGGGCAATGGATGTTTGAGATACATCCTAAGATTTGGGGATCAGAGGAGATGTTTGACTTGTATTACCCAAGCTACGAGTACGTTAAGTTTAATGACAAAGGAAGCAATCCTGATAAAACTAAGATAAAATGAAGCCATTTATATATAACATGGATTATGTAAATGAACAATCTGCTAAAAATTTATTTAATGTTGTATCATTATTTGCTGGAGGTGGTGGATCATCAACGGGATATCGTTTAGCGGGCGGAAAGGTTTTGGCAATCAATGAGTTTATTGAATCCGCCCAGGAAACATATAATGAAAATTATCCGGAAACCTATATTTTTAAACAAGACATCCGCGATTTAACCGGGGAAATGATTTTGGAAAAAATACAAATGAAAAAAGGTGAATTGGATATTTTAGATGGATCGCCACCATGTGCAAGTTTTTCTATTGCAGGAGCAAAGGATAAAATGTGGGGTAAAATAAAAAAATATTCAGATACAGAACAAAGAACAGATGATTTGTTTTTTGAATTTGGAAGGATATTAAATGAAATTCAACCTAAAGTATTTATTTGCGAAAATGTAGCTGGACTTGTTACTGGTGCATCAGCAAAATTATTAGGTAGTGAACAATACAGCATATTTGGAGATGAAGAAAATACGATATATCATTGTTTAGTAAATTGTGGTTACTCAGTAAGATATAAAGTTATAAATGCAAAAAACTATGGTGTACCACAAAATAGAGATAGAACAATATTTATTGGGGTTCGTAATGATATAAAAGCAAATATCACATATCCTAAAAAATTTGATGAATTGGTTACTATTGGAGAATCATTAAATGATATTGAATATATACAAATGAATAGAAAAGCATTTGGTGAAGAAGAGGCAAGAAAGGTTGAAAAACATAATGTTTGTTTTACAATTACAGCGGACGGATTAGGTGCAACCAGAAGATATAAAGTATTTAGAAAAAATAATGAAACCTCAAGGTTGACAATTGATGAAGTAAAAATATTAAGTTCATTTCCAACCGATTTTAAATTATCTGGTTCATATCGTAAGCAATGGGAAAGAATAGGCAGAGCAGTACCACCTTTAATGATGAAAGCAATTGCTGATCATGTTTATAAGAATATACTTAAAAATATAAATTAAATGAAAGAATCAACACTCCAGACAAAAATAGTTAAGCGATTAAAAGAACATGGGTGGTTTGTCACAAAGCTGATCAGCACCTCAACACCTGGGATTTGCGACCTCATGGCGATACGAAAAGGAACAGTCATAATGCTTGAGGTTAAGACTGACACCGGAGTTGTGTCTGAACTGCAACAGTATATGATTGACAAGTTAAACAACATGGGCATATTTGCTCGTGTGGTTAGGGATGTTAGCGATGTGGATGTTTTTTGCTATAAACTACAATAATTATGAACTACTTACAACTCGGCATCAATACTATTGCTGTAAATGAAAATAAGCAGGCTATTTTCCCTTGGAAGGTCTACCAAGAGGAAATGATAAAGGAAGAAGAATTAGCTCGTCAAATGGCAGATAATAGGGCAAAAGGAGTAGCCATTATTTGTGGGGCGGTGAGTGGCAATCTTGAGGTCATTGATATAGATACAAAGTATGAGACTTATGACCTATGGGATGCTATTATGTCAGCTATACCACATGAGTTGTACAAGAAATTGCACATCGTAAAAACAAGAAGTAATGGCAAACACCTCATCTATAAATGCGAGGCGATTGAAAAGAATCAGAAACTCGCACAGCGACTACCGACATTGGAAGAGGCAAAAAATAACCCTTCCATTAAATCTTATTGCATTATTGAGACGCGGGGAGAAGGTGGATATGTTGTTGCACCGCCTACACAAGGCTACCTCGTGGAACAAGAAGGGATAAATGTGATCTCGCTTGATGAGCGCGAGGTGTTGTTTGAGATTATGCGCTCCTTCAACGAAATCTTTGAGGAGGCGATAATTGAAGCACACCAGAGGCCGTCAACCAAGGATTATGGGGTGTCTCCTTTTGATGACTATAATAGGAGAGGTGATGTGGTTGAGTTGATGGGTAGGAACGGATGGAGAGTTGTGAAAGAGAATAGTGAAAGGATTTACTTTCTTAGACCAGGCTCAAAGGCTGAGCATAGTGGATCATGGAACAAAGGACTTGGACTTTTTAGTGTATTTTCTGTGAACACACCTTTTACTGTGCAGAAAGGTTACAAATTGGCTGCTGTGTTTGCTATTTTGGAATGTGATGGTGATTTTAAGTTGGCAGCAAGGCGGTTGCTTGATATGGGATTCGGAGAAAAAAAAACATCCTTCGGTGACAGAGTAGAAAGGGAGTTGTTTTCCAAGAAGAATGATGGGGCAAGTAAGGATGATATGGTGACACTTCTTGTAAAGAAGCACAATAAAAGTTTGGATGATGCCAAAGTAATGGTTGATGAACTTGATGCAAGGTGGGGTGATGAGATTTGTACCTTTTGGGATGTTGATGATAAAGGAAAGGCAAGTGTTAATCGGTATAAATTGCAAGTGTTTCTTACTACTATTGGGGGTTTTAGGCTATACTTCTATGATAGTGGGTCAACCATTTACAGACTCGTTAGGGTCAAGGATGGATTTGTTGAGGAGGCATCAACTGAGCAGATTAAAAGATTTATCAAGGATTATGTTGATAAATTGCCTGACTCGTTTGATGGTGGGGTCACACCTCAAGACTTACTTGAGTTGATTTACAAAGGAGCGACTGTGCTGTTCTCGGATGCTTTTTTTGAGTTCTTTGAGAGAGCAGAGCTATCGTTTTTGAAGGATACTAAGAATGAAGGGTATTTCCCGTTTAAGAATGGGGTTGTTGTGGTTGGAAAGGACAAGATTGAGTTGAAAAGCTATGGAGAGTTGGGAAAAGTTGTTTGGAAATCGCAAGTAATTGACCATTTTATTGTGATAGATGGGGATATTGAGTTAGAGAAGATAGAATATTTTAGGTTTATAGAGAAGATTTCTGATAGTGACAAGGATAGGTATATATATGCTTTAGGGTTGATCGGATACCTACTGCACAACTATAAAGACCCATCAAGGCCGTTTTCAGTGATCTTGGCAGAAGAGACTGAGAAGGAAGCCAATGGAGGAGGCACTGGAAAGGGGATATTTGTGAAGGCATTGGGGTATTTGCTCAATATTGTTCGGGTTGATGGTAAGAACTTCAAATTTGACAAGTCATTTGCATTTCAAAGGGTTGACCTGGATACAAGGATACTGGCAATTGAGGATACGCGGAGGAACGTTGATTTTGAGGGGTTTTATAGCATCATAACAGAAGGCATCACAGTAGAGAAGAAGAACAAGGATGAGCTTTTTATACCTTATTCCGACTCACCAAAGGTTATGTTCACCACGAACTACACCATACCTAACTCTGGTAACCACGCTAAAAGGAGGCAGAAAGTATTGGAGTTTAGCGGATATTTCGGGCCTAAGCGGACACCAGAAGATGAGTTTGGACATAAGCTTTTTGATGATTGGGATAAAGATGAGTGGAATAGGTTTTATAATTTGATGTTTGATTGCGTTCAAGGCTACCTTGAGTTTGGAGTATTGGAGGTGGCATCGTCTGAGAAAATTAAAAGGAAGCAAATCAGGGTGCAGTTTGGGGAGGAGTTTTTAGAGTATTTTTTAGGGATTGTGGAGGAGGAAGTTGGATGGATAAAGTTAGAACAATTATATAATGATTTTATGACAATGAGTGGGTTTGATAAGAAGGATTATTCCGTAAAAAGGTTCACTAAGGGAATTGAAGAATCGTGTACCATTTTAAATATCGCGTACCTAAATAAGAGAGAAAAAAGTGCTGGAGGAAAAAAGATGTATAATTTTAATAGCTCAAAAGTTACACATGATGATTTATTTTAATATGACATATAAATTGGGTACGTCATTTTTTGTCGGGAACGTCATTGGTACGCGATTTTTACACGATTTTGGGTAGCTAAGTGGTTGAGAATCAACGCGGATACGTCATTTACACGATTTTTTCTATTTTTTAGGGTATATCTGTTTTTTTTTTGGATTCTTATATATATAGAGAAAGAAGGAAAGATGAAAATATCGTGTAATCGCGTATCCTGCTATTTTGGTTAGGGATTTTTGATAGGGGTTTTTGGTGGGGTTTTTTGCTACCAGGGTAAACCTCGGATATACATAGTTACATGGTTACTTAATAAGATATATTTTCATTGATAAAGAAAGGTCAATAAAGATAAAAGAAAGGGTACTTGGCAATACAAGGTACTATATTATACACTTTAAATAAAAATGGATGTTAACTAAAGAGAATTTATTGTCAGTTGTTAGCTTTGTGAGTGGTATACCAGAGAGTGAGATTATGAGCCAAAATAGGGCTCGTGGTTACGTTCTTTGCCGTCATGCTTACTATTTCATTGCAAGGGAAAAAATGGGTCTTAAATTGGTTGATATTGGCTCATTGTTTGGTGCTGACCATACTACTGTGATTCATGGCATAACAAAGGTGAGAGATATGCTTTCAATTGGTGATGAGATAACAAAGCAGTTCATTGATCAGGTTAATCTTTGTATCGCAGCGAAGTATCTAATTCCTACAAGACTAATCGTATCAATTCCAAGTGAGATTGATAGTGAGGAGGTGATAAGGTATCTAAAAGATTTAGGATGTGAAATAGAAAAGATAAATTATAACATATAAAAAAAGAGGGTTGAGACCCTCTTTTTAGTTTTGATGTTGTTGCGGTTTATAACCAGTTATCAGCGGTGCAAAGGATAAGTGCCAAGAGAATGATTGCGATTGTTTGGAGTGTTGACTTTTTCATTGTTGTTTGGTTTGGTTTTATTTATTTGTTTGAGTTAATCTATTTGATTTTTCAGTAAAACGATTAAGGCATTTTGTGCAACAAACTTCAGGATATTTATCTGCCCACCATTTAAAAGATTCAAAGCTATTTTTATTAATTCCAGATGATTTGCGATTGCAAGCTGTAAGCGCACCATTTTCTAAATGTTGTTTCTGTGCTGATTGTCCTGATGTGATATTCATGTTAATTATTTTAAATTGATATATCAAATATAATAAAGTATATCATATATACATCAATATAAGTAAATATTTATTTCATTATTATATAACTAAATAAATATCAATGATTTATAATTTTTGTATTTAATTTTAGGTATATGAAAAGGAAAGGATTTTATATAAAGAAGGCGGAGAATGGACTCTACCTCAACATCTTTAAGGCTGATTTCATTGAGTATATCAATAATCAACCTGGGGATTGGGTTAAGTTTAAGATATATGAGAAGGCTGATGATCCCAAGGGATTCACCCATAATATGGAAGTGATACAGCAAAAGGAGAAATTGGATAAGGCAGATTAATGTTTAAACATTGATTTACAATATAAACGCATATGTGATTAACCACTAAGAAATCAAATGACTGACGAACAACTACAAGCAAAGATTGACCAAAGGACAGCAGACAAGAAGAAGGTGGGTGGCTATCGCCCAGGTTCTGGCAGAAAGAAGAAGATGGATGAGGATGCCATCATTGAGAAGCTACACCCAATGGCAACCACAGCCTTTACTAAACTACACGAAAAGATAAAGGAAGGGGATATGAAAGCCATACAACTCTTCTGCGCATACTACATTGGTCTACCCACTCAGAAGATAGAATCCAAGATAGAAGGTAACCTCAACCAGATAGCAATTGAGATCATCAAGCCTAACATCCTACTTCAGGACAATAGGACTGTTCAGATAGAAGATAAAGATAATATGTAAGCAATTGATATATAACTCTTTGCGTGTCTATTTAACATAACGTTAGTTATAGGGGATACTAAAGTTGTTAGTATTGAGGCTGAAATGTGGGCAAGATGGCTATATACGATGGGGGGGACTTAAAGAAATTACTTTTTGGAGGCGGTTGGGGTAAAGACCAAGAATAATTTCCTCCTACACAACCTTTATAAATCTTATATATACGATGACCCCCCTTCCCACCTCTACTTTTCAACCTCAAATCCCATTTCCAAATTTTTTTTTTCGCCCAAAACTCGCCTACCTTTGGTTGACTTAAAATAATACAATGAACGCAACCCTCCAAACCAACAAAATCTACGAAATCCTCAACGAAAGCGACAAACGCATCTCTGTGATGCAGGGGGGTTCACGTTCAGGCAAGACTTACAACATTCTTATATGGTTCATTGTAAAACTCCTTCAAGAAAACAACAAGACTCTCACAATAGTAAGGCAATCACTCCCATCCATTAAAGGTTCTGTTCTCAGAGACTTTGTGGACATACTTACTAAGCTGAACATTTACAGCGAGGACAACCACAATAAGACTGAGCAGATATACACAATGAATGGAAATACGATTGAGTTTGTAAGTGCAGATCAGCCACAAAAGATAAGGGGTAGGGCAAGAACGTACTTATTCTGCAATGAGGCAAATGAACTGTCCTACGAGGCTTGGATGCAGTTAATCATGCGTACTGAGGGCAAGATAGTGATTGACTACAATCCTTCTGATGTGGCAAGTTGGATTTATGATTCTGTGATTCCAAGGGATGATGCCGACTTCAATATCACTACCTTTAGAGATAACCCCTTCCTCCCTAAAGAACTGGTTGACGAATTAGAACGTTTGAAGGATGCCGACCCTAACTACTGGCAAATCTATGGCCTTGGTGAACGTGGATTGAGCCAAGATTTGATATATACGCATTATAGGACTACGGCAGAGATGCCAGAGGATGGTGAGGTGGTGTATGGTCTTGACTTTGGGTTCAACGTGCCAAGTGCATTGGTAAAGGTTATGTTTGTTGAGGGTGCTGCTTATGCCCAAGAATTGCTGTATGAGACCAGGTTGACCACAAATGATTTGGTAGATAGGCTAAAGGTTCTTAATATTGACCCGTACGATGAGATATTTTGCGATGCAGCCGAGCCAAAGACAATTGAGGAGTTGGTAAGGAATGGGTTTAATGCCAAGCACGCAAACAAAGATGTGACGGAGGGAATTAGGACTATAAAAGGCACTCCCTTGTTTATTCAGCAAGATAGTGTAAATTTACTAAAGGAATTGAAGAATTATCGGTGGAAAACCGATAGAAATGGCAATAAACTTGATTCACCCGTAAAGTTTGGTGACCACATACTTGATGCCCTAAGATATAGCATTTTTAGCAAGTTAACAATCCCTAAGATAACTTGGGGAGCAATATAAAAAAAATGGGTCTATTTGATATTTTTGGTAAGAAGAAGGGGTTGAGTCCAAAGCAGAATGTTCCTCCTTCGTTTCAAGGT